CGTCTGGAGCTTGGCAACAATCTCCTCATCCGAGATCAGCGCCTCATCGATAACCGTCTGGTCGCCGTACTCATCCAACAGGACGTAGCCGGGCTCCATTACCCGGTAATAAAGTTCTATAACAGTAAGCTGCCTCCGAGTCGGCTTCTGCTGCTGATTCGACTTTCCGAAATCATAAAAATCTTTAAACTGGTCCCCGGCCCGCCGGTGGTGTTGGTGGACGTTCTTGTACTCATCCCAGGCCGTCTCAGTCTCATGTTCCAACTTCTCTTTAAACTCTGGGAAAGCATCAACCAGCTTCTGTACCGCCACCTTCTTGTAGAACCCGGCGTATTCAGCATCAGTCAGATCGGGCTTCTTGTGATAGGGATCAACACAGAACTCATCTGGGGAGATTACCTCGACCGAGATTGGTTCTTTTCCTGGCTCGTCGGATATGGTCGTGTGCAACACGCCAAAAGCGTAAGTAAGAGCAGAAAGAAAAGCTTGTGCGGTTTTAAACTCCAGGTCGTTCTGGTCGGCGACGTACTTGATAAGGGCGGTTCGGGAGTTGGCGGCATCGACATCATTATCATTCCTCGGCAGGACTTTAATCTCTAAACGATTGCGCGACTCCATGCCGGTGATCACTTCAATCGTCGGCTCGATCTCATTAATCGTGACCGGCACCCGCTGCTGGGCCTCGAACTGCTGTTTTTCCTTATCCGTCCACTGCTTCCCCTCGTAGAAGGCCCGGTCGATCTCGGCCTCCTCTCGCCAGGGCTCAGTCTTTTCCAGATACTCTTTAAAGTAGGCAAGCAATTTTTCGTGAAGCTTTTCTGTATCCTGGTGATCCTTGGCTTCAATCAGCTCGACCATCTCGGAGCCGGAACCTATAGGACTGTCTGAAGTTCCCTCCAGATCGTTAATACGTAGTTCTTCTGTCATTTAAAAGCCTGCCGCCCAGCCGGTATCGCCATCTGGCATCCGGTCGTTCTTCTTCCGCAGCCAGCGGTCCTCTTTCGGATTAATCCGCGTCGTCAAGGGACGAGCCATTGAAATATACCGAATACAATCATAGCCGTGGTCACTAACATTTCGATCATTCAGAATATCTTCGGGGTTCTTCGGATCAGACTCTAACGCTAACAGGGTGGCCTGCAAGAGCGGGGTCTCCTCCTCGATAAAAATTAAGTAGGGATAGTCTTGAATATTGCCGTCTTTGTCTACCTCGTAATGGAGACGGCGATGGACTTCCCTAATTCCATTGATCCGATTGTTATCACCCGGAATAAAAAACAAACCCTCTTTGGCAAAAAGTTCTATTCCCGTCGGTCCCTGAATGGGGGAACCCCAGGGGTCTAATTGAGCACGATCTCCCCGCATCTTGGCCCGTTCCGCAGGATCAATCACCCGGTAATGGATCATCTCATCTTTTTCTCTGGATTTAACCTCGGAGGCCGCCTCTTCATAAGTGAGTCGGAGGCCATCGTTAAAATTGATTCGGCCCTGAGCATCACGGGAACATCCCATGTACTCCCGATAGACATAGAGACGGCCCTTGGTATCGGAGGCGACCCAGGCAAAGCAGAAGGGGACGGCGTAGCCCCAGTCGCAACCCATCATCCGAACCCAATTTTTAGGAATCCCGTTCTGTTCCTCTTCCTTGATCCCGTTCCGTTCGTAGAACTCTTCCCAGCTCCAGATGTGGATTCCTTTTTTCAGGTCAAAGACCTCTCCGGACCAGACGTTCCACTCTCCCTCAACCAAGGCTTTGTAACGTTTGGCCGGAAGGTAGGAGAGTCTGCGTTTGTAGTCTTCGTCAATGTAGGGATTGTCGGTCATACGGGCCGGGATAAAAACACGATCTCTACCTGTTCGCTTATCCACAATTCTTGTTAGAGGGGGGGCCGGGTCGATAAAATACTGCTTGACTGAGAAAAATGACTTACCTTCAGGGTTACAAGTAGCCCGCACATAGAGTTTCATCTCTTTGTGCTTGCCCCCATAACGCACACGCGTCTTGAGAAACTCAAAGACATCCCAATCAAAGTCCGATAATTCGTCCACGCCCAGATACTGAATCTCGCGCCCGCGCCACCTTAAAGCGTCTTCCATGTTCTCCGCATAAGAAAAGGTGATGGTCGCCCCGGAGGGAAAAGTAAATAACCGCTCTGACTTATTGAACTTCGTACCCGGATGCGCTACCGGGTAGATACTGTTGGCAAGAGCGATGAGATCCTTTAACTCGTTGTAGCTACGACGAAAAACTACAGCGCGGTAATCTGAAAGATGAGCCTGTCCCATGGCATCAAAAACAAGCGCCCATGAGTTGTGAGTAACAATAAAGTTGTTAGTTAGATAAAGCCCATTTGGATGATCAACTGTAATACATTGGGCTTCTGCTCTGCGAGAAAACTCAATTTTAACAATTGCCCGTCCCGCTACATCGTTTTCTTTACCCCCATTAAAGGGTTTGCAACGATCTTTCTTCCGAGAGAGTCTAACTAGCCGCTCACAATTTGGCCCCTGAATGTAAAGGGTAAAAGCGTCTTGACACTTGATAAATTCACCATCAGCATCTCGATAGCCAGTATTAGTATCGGTCGTGCGTATTATCCTGTACCCAAGGGATTCCAAAATAAATTGGGCATCTGTAGCTAACTGATCTGAGACTGTCGTGTATGAGCAGTGCCCCCTATCATCCACATAACCGTCTGTATCCATCAATCCTTGAACAAGTGCAAAGCGATCTTCGATACTAGCTGTTTTATAGGGCTCTGGGATAAACTTCCCTGCTGACTTCTGCCCGAATAGCCCCCAATCTTTGAGAGTCTGTAATAACTCGGGACTTTTTAAAATCCCATAAGTTTTACCATCAGCCCGATTGGAGACTTCATACTTAGCGGAAACTTGGTCAACTATTTCTTGGTCTAGAGAAGTGAAGGTTATGTCGTTGCCGCCCACTAAACAACCGTCCCCAATCAAGACCCCCAACACATAAGGATCTACCAAAATTTGCGGGAAACGATAATTTTTTGTAAACACTATCGGCTTGGTTAGGGGGGTGATAGGACGGGCATTGACGGAAAATCCGTCCAGTTTGTCTAAGTACTGGATCAATTCAGAGGTAGTTATTAATCTTCCCCTGACGGGTTCATCAGTATCAAGGTATCGTCGGTCGGCCTTAAGTTTTCGCTGGGCGAAACGAACCAACCAGAGATGGTCTGCACAGACTTCACAGCTTGTCCTGTCCTGAAAAGAAATACGATATATGTCTTTTTCCCCTTGAGGGTGAACTTGGATAACAGTAGCCACAGACCCATCAGGATTAGAAACTTGAGAGCCCACCTTGATTTCGCCCATCGGTTTAAAACCGAAAGGAGTTAAAACAAGGGAATCTAAAGGCTGGGCTTTACCGCCGCCTAAAGCGCCGCCGTATAGACACTCGAAGCTCGAATTTTTAAGGAAGGCACTCTGAGGCCCTGGGGATGCAGCTATTATCTCTTTTACGGCCACCTAAGTCTTCTCCTCCCCGACCAGCAGCTCCTTAAGACCTGCATGAGTCAATTCCTTGGGAGGGACATAGACGATAGTTGTTCCAGCTCTTGGATCATCTTTCTCATTGGCCTTCATAATCGTATTGAGGATCTTGTCCTGCATCCCGGTTGTTTGATTGATCAATTCCATCAGACCGAAAGCTTCCTGGTACTCTTCGCGGATCATGTGTTTCTCCACCTTGACCCAGGCGTCGTCCAGAAAGGCTTGATAGGAGCGGACCTGCTCCTCAGAGAGAGTTTTTGGATCGACAAGAATCTCGGAACGGTTGCGGATTTTTTGACGATAAGAGGAGGAGTAGAAACCATGTTTCAGGTTATTGAGAGAGCCGGGTGGAGGTCCGAACGACTTTCCGCCGTGTTCATGGCAATTATTTTTCTTAGTAGAAGCTTTGGGACACTGTTCCCCGTTGGTATTTTTTACGGCTGCTTGACAGCGAGGGGTGCTCCCGTCTTCTAGATAGGGCTCGTAATGGTCTTTTGGAAATTTACTCACTTTAAAAGTTGCCAAAACTGATGGTCCCTCCTACTCTTATGATAGGCTGGACAAAGTACAAGTTATGAATCATGATAGGGGAGGTAGAAGGAGAATAGAACTATGCAAAATTGGTTTGAAGGGCTAATTTTGGCTTTCTCAATGGCGGCGAACCACCAGGCTTTTCAACCGGAACAATCAACTCTCTTTAAAAATCAAGACTATCCCAGAAAACATGAACTGTATGTCATGGCCAAGATTGATCAGAACCAGCACTATGGAGTCCAGTATCGATACGCTATAACACCACAAGTACAGTTAAGGCTAGGAATGCCGGATGTTCAAATTGGAGAGATGATGACAGGAGTGAGAGTTTCTGGATCTATCTTTGCAACTGAGCTAGATTTTAGATTTGATTATAAAGGACTAAAAAGCGGTTCTGGGATGTTAGGAGTTAGGTTCTAATACTTGACGACAAAGAGATGAATTGCTCCCCATGTGATCACGCCTAGAGACACAACTAGAGCGACTAATCCTTCAAAGGGAATGGTGATTTCCAAAGTTCCTCCGAGAGCCACGCAGGAAACACGGCTTCCAAAATTTCTTTTGTATTTCCGACGCCCGCCACTGCGAGGCTGATAACTTCTCGAAGTTTTAAAATTCTGTCCCTTTTTTCCGGGTCCGACAAATGAGAGACGAACCTCAGAAATTTACGATGCCTAGACGACCCCTGCTTTACTCTATTAACTCGGTCAAACAAGGTATCCGGATGTTGGTGAAAGTGCAATAAATCGTGACATGCTCTGCCAATTACGATTCTGTTGTAGTCCGCATCCGTGCCTCCAAGAGACGTAGGAACAGCATGATGGACAGACCGCTCTTCCATGTGTCCGTGGCAGACCCAGCAAGGCTCTTTCAAATACAATAGATCCTTCCTACTTCTAACTCTACTTCCTTTAAAGTTCATTTTGCAATGGGTATACTAAAAGTAGGAGGAGTCGCAAAGATGGCTACCAAAATTATTGAAAAAGCACCAGTACTTTATATCGTTAATTGCGATTGCGGCTCTCTTTTAATTACGGACGATATAACCAGCACAACGATTTTTAAACACACCTCTCAGGCTAAGAGGGGCAAAGGGGCTAAGAAAGTAGATCACTGCCTCAAGATAGCCGGAGAGATCACCATCAAGACTCCTGCCGACGAGGCGGGGCTTGTCAGCCACATTTTTGAAATACTAAACGCACAGTCAGGAGTCATCAAAGTTAAAATAGTCGGGAATCTTCTCTCAGATCGTTGGAAAAATTACCTAAATGAAGAAGGAAATCGGTCGCTTTAGGCAATTTTTCGACCGATATTTATATTTTTAGACTACCTATGTTAATATAAAAATGAGGGATCTGTTGTTTTGGGAAGTGATCATCCCCGCTGATCTCTCTGGGACACTTTCGTAGGGCATAGCCCAGAGACAGCTCGTTGTGGCTGTTGGTGTCCTGGCTGTACCTGCCAAGGCTATGCGCGAAAGCGTACCCTCAAAGAGGCGGGTCTTTGCGAAGAGGCCGCCCTCCGTCTTTTGATAAGC